CCTGCATCTTCTAAACCCTCCAATCCTTGTGCCAAAGCCATTGCACTTTGAACTCTTAACATCGCTTGTTGCACCTCTTCACTTTCAACACCAACTAAACCCATTGCACCCTGAACGGCACTAAAACCATTTGCAACAGCACTAACTGATTTACCCAAAGCAATAAATGCACCCTCTCCCTTTTGCGATTGGATAGCGTCGTTAACATCTTCGATTTGGTCTTTTAATTCAGCCGCTCTTTTTGACGCATTTTGAACTTCGATTGATGTCGCACCGAAAGCATCCGCAAGTTTCTGAACTTCTAAAACCGCCTCTTTGTATTGTTGTTTAAGCGTTTTAGAATTATCCTGAATTTCTATCTCAATAACCTTTTTTTCTGCCATGATACTTTCTATTTTCTTGGTCTATAATTCGTTTTATATTCGGCGTAATTTCATTAACACCCTTTGCAATATCTACTTCTTTAGAAACACCGTAAAATTTTTGTGTTTTCAGTAGGTTTATAATATTTTGTATTCTCATTTTTTTTAACAATTAGTTACGCTGAATGCTGAAAATATGCTACCTTCTTCTATTGTGTAAACTCCGAAAGGGCAATCAGTGTCTGCGGATAGGGTGGCTTGTGTTTCTTCGGAATCAGCATTGATAAACATCCAATTTGTTACATTCCAAAAAAGAGAAACGTCTATTCCTTGTATAATAAATTCATAAGAATTTTTTCCATATATTTCTCCAAATACAGCAACCTCCACCGTTATAGGCTCTCCACCAACTAAAGTGTAGGTAACACGAATACAATCGCAACTCATTGGAATCGTTACCAAATCAAGTATTAAATTCATTTTCACTTCGCCGTTGTTAAGCGTGCTACTAATATCGTTTATCAAATATCGCTTATCTTTAATTATTATCTTATCGTTCAATTTAAGCGCACTTAAAACTCCAGTTGGTAAATAAGCTGTAAAAGAAAATAAACGTTGTTGTAGGTCGTATAAATTACCTAAGTGATTAGCGTAGTAAGTATTGTAAAGGCTGTTAGGTTCTGTTTCTTGCGTTACGATGTTAAATTCGTTACCAAAGCAAAGTGAAAAACCGCTTGTATTAACTGAATTGAAAACTGCGTAATCTGTTACGTTTACTTCGGTACTTTCTTTTTTTAACTTAAAAGCCGTTGTTGCTGTTTCTTCTCCGTTTAAATATAGTAATGTAGGTTCTGGAATATACGGTTTAGTTTGCGTATCTGTTGGTGCAAATGGTTCTATGCAATAAGCACAAAAAACATTTGTATTATCTATTTCTACAAATTGGTTATTTTCAAAAGGTAGCTCAACTTTAAATTCAGAACCATCGTAAATAAAACTTGAATCTAAATCTCCGTATTCACGAGTAAATAAATTTAAAAAATTCTTATTTGCAAACGATTTACTTTGCTTGTATTTAAAAGCTATCTGTTTGTAAAGTGGTAATCTTTTAATTCCATTTGAATTAATTACGTATTTCGTTAAGTCTTTTTCGCTTCCTAATTCGTACCAATCTTGCAAAGGTTCAATCGTAAAAGTCGTTTCATTTTCTCCAACACAAACTAAATTGAAAGCTTTTAAAACAGCTGAAAAGAAATCGTAAATTTTCATCGTGCTATTTAATGCGCTTGAAATATTTACCACTGCGTTTATTGTATCTCCAGTAATTGTAACAACTCCTCCTCCTCCTGCTTGTGCTATTTCTACATTCGCATCAAAAGATGTTGTTTCATCTGAATAAAGAAACACGGTATAAACAACTGAATTATCTGACGGTAAAGTAGCAACCGTTTTATTTGTTTCCGCAGGTGCAAATTCAGTTGTTGAAAATAAAACACCGTTTGCGTGAACTTCGCAAAAATGTTTTGCCGTTACAGAACTTGGAAATAACTCTACCGTTAAAAATACCTCAACCGTTGACGCTAAAAACGGCGGTCGTGTTAATGAATTATTTGCCAAATCAACGTAACTAACGCTTGGCGAAACGCTTAAAAAATTAAGTTGTGTTTTAGGACTAAATATTAATAAACTTTCTGCTAATTGATGTCTAAAATATAAATCTGTCCATCGTGATAAACTGAAAAATGTACTATTAAAAGTAATTCCGAATTGTGTTTCGATAATATCGAATATTTTAGAAACACGAACCGCAGGAAATAACTCTAAATAACTTATTCCTTTTGTAGCTTGGAATATGTTATCGTCATTTGTTCCGCTGTTATTCCAAAATCTTTTGGGACTAATCAATGGAAATCGAACGTTGTAACTTGTTGTTCCATCTTCAAGTCTATCCTGAACGGCTTGACCTGTATAAGTGAAACCAACACTTGAGTAATCCAAATCTCCCAACGTCAATTCCCCAAATCTATCTTTAAGCGAAACCAACGCACCAAAGAAATTTACGCTATAACTTACAACCTGACCGTCTTTAATTACCGCTTCATTCAATTGAATTTTACCAGTTCTGAACGGTTGCATTTCAATTTCTATAAAAGCGTCACGTCTTAAATTGTGATCCACCGTTGGGTTTACATCGCTTTCGTACCAATGCTGAAAAATACGGTTGTTTCTTGGCGTTGCAGGAACTAAAAACGATTGTGAAAAATCGCTAAACACTTTACTGATATCCTGAACGTTTGCAACTGACGAATTAACCGTTACAATTTCATCTTTGAATAAGTCAACTTCAACCCCCTCAATAAATAGTCGAAACTTCGTCATAAGCGTATTCAAATTCAAGTGTATAGTTCAAGTCCTTCTTGTTTACTATTTTGTAAAGTTCCGCATCGTTCGTTACAATCTTTGCAGGTAATCCGTTAACCATAACTCGCTCCGATAATAACAATTGTTCCAAAATCAACTTAAAGTTTTCATCAACGCTTCCTGAATTTACGGTTATTTTTCTACGTGCGTTTCGGTTCATTTGCCTTGTTTGCCCGTCCGTAATCGTCCAATTATTTACCGTTGGAACGGCTGTAAGGAAATTATAATCTTCGCTTGAGAAAGTCAATTTATCTTGCGACGCTTTAAAGAAAAATACACGTTGCCAACCTCCTAATTTATTTACAAAATCAATCGGAATAGCAGTAAATCGGCATTCTCTTAACGGCTTGAAAGTAAACGACTGCAATAATACATTTGAACTGCTATAAAATTCCAACGTGTTACCGCCTGCGAAATAATTTGTATTTGGAAAACTCGGACTTTGATAAACAATAGGAACATCAACATATCTTTGATTTACAGCGTCTAAAGTTGACGTTACCGTGTTCGCTGGGTTTGCTAACGAAATATATTTAACGTAACAATTAGGGGATAAATAAACGGTCATATATCCTGGGGAAAGCAACCCACTCGGGGTACTTGCTGAACTTGAACCTAAATAATAAAAAACCATTCCCGTTGGGTAATTCCATAAAGGAAAAGCGCTGTTAAAAGTTGTTATTTCATTACTCCACGGCAAAATACTTAAAGAACCTGAATCCGTGAAACTTCGGTAACCGTCAAACGAGCGATAAGTTCTTGTATCTAACAAAGTGTAAGTTCCACTAACGTTTTTATATCGCTTAATTCGAACGTATGCACTATGTAAATTTGGAGTTGCTGTTGGTGGGTTTGTTAGCGTTCTAATATCTTGGTAAGTGTTACTAATAAACTCACGTACAAACGGCGTGACATTGAATCTAATAACGTTGTTCGTTGCGCTGGGGTTGTTCTTTTCAAGTACGTAGGTAGCTGTTGCAGGAAACGTTGAAGTATTACTAATAAAAACTTCTAATTTCCCACCAGTCTGACCTGCTTCACTTACTTGAACTGTAAACGGCGTTCTTGCGTACATTTTCTTTAATTGCTATGTCAATAATATTACTGACGGTTAATACATAAGGGTTTATTAATTCAGTTGGTAACTTCTTTAATTTCGTTTCTAAAGCATCGCTAAAAAACATCGTTGGTTTAATACCACGATTGTAAATATTTCCTGATATTATTTGCGCTATTGTTCGATAATTACCTTTTTTATATTTGCCTTGATCGTCTCGAAGTCTTATTCCTTTTCTCTTTGCCCAAACTTCAATATTTGATACGAAACTTTGCCACGTTCCTGCGTAATTTCCTGACCCAAATTTAAAACGGCTGTTGGGTGCTTGTTGCCCTCTAATCTTTGCGTTCTTTGATACCTTACTCGGGTTTGCACCTTTTACCCCTTGGTCTTGGAAAAATCCGTAATCTTCCATCGCGAAACCTATACGGATAGAATTTGGGTAAACCTTACTATCGCCTTTAATTGAATTATAAAGTTTTTTAGAAGAGTTCTTTTGACGTTTCGTTAAATTCGTTCTCGCTTGTTTTACAACTCCGTCAACGAACTTTTGTAATGCTTCGGCTCGTGGGTCTTTACTCATGGTCGTTTTGTAATTCGGTCAAATTCGCGCTTTTGAATTTCATCGCTTTGTTTTGTAAACGTGAGAAAAGTAAGACACTTTCTAAGTCCCAATTTTGTGACTGCATCAAACTTTGTAATGTCGTTTCCAGAGAGTACATATAAGCTTCCATACCACCCCCACTGCTTTGCAAATTGAGCTCTTTCGCTAAGTGTGCTTTCATTTCCGCCGTCATTTCCTTCTCCAAAAATTTGAGGGTAGCCGTCAATAATTCTTTTTCTAAACTCCAAAAAAAAACATTTGCTCCCTTTACTATTTCCAACGGTGCAAACTTCATTAAATCGCTGTATTCGTCACTACCTTTGTACTCGTGAATTGAATACCTATCCCCTTTCGTTTCTTTTATTGGTCGGTACATTACCGCCATTGCTTTGTGAAAATTAGAAACGTCTTGTAAGTAGTTTTCCAAATCCACGTATTCACCAAAACTAATATCTTCTAAGTTAGGAATAAACCCAAACTCCAAATCTTTAATCTTAAATCGTTCGTGAAATTTACCCTCGCTTTTTAATGTTTCAGTAAGTGAAATAATAATTTCAGTTAGGTCGTTCATTTTCATTTTAGCGATTGATCTTAACTCAATACCGCAAAAAGATTGTACCATTTGCTCCATTAAAAATAATTCATCTTCGCTATTTTGAGAAGCGTTAACGAATTTTTGATACGCTTGCAAAGGTATTTCAGCAATAGATGTTGGTAGTGTTATTTCAACTTTCATACTTAATAAACTACAAATATTAATAAATGTTATACACGCCTTTGTTTGTGCTTATGGATTCCATTTCGTGGTAACGGATTGCATCAATTGCGTGGTCTTTGCCTCCTTGGGGTTTATTCAGCTGTTTACCAGTCTTATCAACATCCCAACAATAACCGCGAAGTTCTTTAATTAGATTTACACTATCCGAAGTAACTAAGTATTCTTGTTGTTGCATCAAGTCAATTCCGTAATTTATCGAATCTTTGCCTTTTGTTGCTGGATAAATCTGTAAACCCCTACGTCGTATTTCTTCAATACTTTTCGGTTCTGCTGAATCCGCATAAATCAAAGTATCTTTTGGCAAAACGTTCGCTATATCGCCGTTCAACATTCCAGTTTGGTAAAACAATTCTTTGAGTATTCTTTTGTCATTCCACTTGTAAACCGCCACCGCTGAAGTTGGGTCGTTAGTGTAACCGAAATCTAATCCAATACCTAATAACCTTGCGTCAATTGGTATTGAATCAATTGTTTTCCAGTTGCTAAATACAACCCCCTCTAACATTCCTATTTGACCTTCGCCGTAAACCTTCCACCAATTACTCCAATAATTAGACGTTAACGCTTTGGTTTTATTATTCTCGATTTGTTGAATAATTGAATCGTCCAACGCTTCGTTATCTAAGTAAGTAAGGATAATAAAATCTGCATTCGGGTCGTCTTTTAATTCCGAGTGAACCCAAAATTCATTAACGGGATTGAAGTCTAAATAAACGTATTTCTTTGTACGAATTGAAAGTTCATTGTAAGCGTCAAAAGTCATATTATTACACTCATTCATATATAAAATGTCACGCCTTGCTCCTCTTAATTTACTTGAATCGTCTGCCGAAAAGAAATCGAAAACTGAACCGCATTTCATTGTGTACGTTAATAGCGATTTGTTTAAACATTCATCGTTATATCGGTTCGTCCATTTCAGAATTTTAATAAAATCCTTTAATGCTCCACGTCTTAAATGCGGTATTGATTCAGCGATAATACTTATCTCGCTATTTGGGTTTTTAACAGCATAGTCAATTAGAACTGCTAAAATAGAAAACGTTTTGGATGCCGAAGTTCCGCCTTGAATTATTTTAATTCGTTTCTTCAGTTGCCGTATCTTGTTGACGGCGGTCGTTCTCTTGAACATAAGAATCGTATATTTTCTTTAATTCGTTAATGCGGTCTAACAAGCAACTTCCGCAACTTGTAAATTCAGCTGGCTTGTTAAATACGTTCGTGTAAATTTGGTTTAATCTGTATTGAACCGTTGGAACAACTGCACCTCGTGTAACATCGAAAAATTCCTTTAGAAAGTTGTAATCTTGTTCGGTTAAACAATTGGGTTTATTGTAAGGAAATAGTTTGTTAAGTGCTTCCTTTCGTTGGTCGCAACCGCAGTCTTCTCCTGCTACAAATTTAACAAGTGCTTTAATTCCCGTTGCTGTTGTGATTTGGTCGATTGTATCTCCTAATCCTTTTGCTTTTCTTTTTGCCATTATATCAATTCTAAATCGTTATTAACTAAATCTTCGTAATCTTCTTTACAATTCGCTTTCAGCTTCCTTTTACATTCTGTTATCGTGTCGAATACTGAACGCAAACTAATCGTTGTTCCGTCTGATATATCTCGCATCGATTTACCGCTTTCTAAATACAACCTAAACAACATCGCATCGTACCAGTGCCACTTGTCTATTTCGGCTTCAATACGTATGTTAAACCTTAATTGTGCTTCGTGGTATTCGGTATTATCAACGGATTCAATATTCAAAGGTAAATCATTTGTTTTGATAATTTGCTTTTTAGCTTTTACAAAGTTTAGAAATACCGATTTAAGAGTTAAGTAAATATAGTATTCATTCACTTTGCCGTTTACAATTATTTGGTCGGGTTGCTTGTTGCGGTCAAGTCGCAAGTACATTTCTTGCACCAAATCTTCAGCGTAAAAATACTCTCCAAAGCTGTTAATTACTTTTACATAATTCTTGTGATTCTTTGCAACTTCGCTCAACCAATTCATTCATCGGGAAATAAAGGTTGTTCGATAATCGTTTG